CTATAGATTAGCATGGCGTCTTCCATCAATTTTAAGGACCTCCATGCAGCTATACCTGGGAATATGATAGATTTTCCGTAAGGATAGAAGTTAGCATCAGATGTATGAATTCTAAAGTGTGTAATCTGCTCCTTGTTCAAATCTAAAAACTTACCAGTGCCTGCAGCGGCGCTCCCGTATTGAGGGTCTGACATTCCTCCAGACTTCATATCCGGAACTTCCTGTAGGAATTTTTGAAGGTACCCGTATTCGTTCTCAACCCTAGTTATGTAATTAGGATTTAAAATTTTAATTCTTTGGATGCCTGCTACAGGGTTATTAAGGTCTACAATGTTTTCTATGTAACAATCACCATACTTACAAACGTTTCTGAAGATATCCCAAATATACTGTTTCAAGTTGGACATCTCAACAAAATGTTCGACCTCCGCTCTTACACCCTTCTCAGGAGTTCTAATATGTAGAATATCTCCATTCAGGTGCTTCTGTGTTCCGTCATCGGCGTAAATGTCTAAAGCTGCGCCAATCTCTGGGAACTCGTCCATTTTCTCATAATCCCCATATCTCTTCTTCTTATCATACTCAATCTGAGGCATTTGAATCATACCTCTGCTAATCCCTATTCCAGGAATGTCATTAAATAAGTCGGTAGACTTAATGGTATCACCGGCTAACCTACCTCCTTTTGAATGTTTTCTACCTCGTACCGCGAAGTACTTACTGAAAAATGAGGATAGACTAGTTCTATCCCTTTCCAGACTAGCTGATTGTCTCCGTTCCGGAAATTCCGTTAGAGCCTCTGTCAAGTTATCGTTTTCGTTATTTATTTCAGAATCCATGATGTATCCTCTTCCTCACCTGTATTAGATACCCATATAGAACCGGGTATTTCAGGTTTTGTTTTAGTTTCTATTGATTTACCCAATTCTGCGGGTAAATTTATATATAAATTTTTATAAACATTGGCTGCCAATGCTAAACTCATTACCAAATCGTCATGATAATTTTTGTCAGCCTCAACTTTACCAGTTTCAGTTATAATAAAAGTATTAAGTTCAGATACAGTTCGTTCTGAATTAATTCTAAAAGTAGAAGTTCTTAAGCTCTCTTCTAAAGAGTTTAAAACTTCCTCTCTTGTTTTGGATGTCATTTGAAATCCAAACTCCTGCTTATCGTCCATCCAGAGATTTTCGTATTCTAGAGTTTCAAATAATTGTTGAAGAAGGGGTATCCCTAATCCGTTTCTCTCAATTACTATGTGGGCTAGGTTATAGCTTACTCCCTCAGTATGTATAATTCGTGCAAACTCAGCCAAAGGAGTCTTATTAGAATAGAACTCCGCTACTTGCTCTCCGTTGTATAAATTTATAATATGAAATGCAGAGTAGTCTTTATCCCGTCCATAAGACGCATCTACAGCTAATAGGTATTCTGCATACGGGTCAGGCTCTTTCCATATTCTCATACTGTTGGAATGCTTTGTAAAATAGGAATCCAGAATATTATCATTTAATCGCGCCAAGGTATGACGGTCTATAAAAGTATCTCCGGTGCCTAAGAAGGAGCATTCGTACTCCTGTTCCCACATTCTCTGCCCGATAATAGGTTTATTCTCCTTAGCCCACGCTTCAGTATAATCTGGGTGTTCTCTCCAGTGTAAATCTATAATATTAAATGAATTATTTCCCTGCTCTGCATCTCGATATAATTCATAATATAAATTGGACATACCGTTTACGGTAGATATCAGCGAAGCTTTTCCTCCTGTGGAAATAGTAGGGTATATCGCTGCCCAAAACTCTCGCATCTTATCAATAAATGCTGCCTCATCTACTATTAAATGTGACACCGACTCACCACGCCCAGCTCCTGCAGGCTGAGACTTCACACGAGAGCCAGTAGAGAGGTATAGAGAGTGTTTATTCTTTTCCACTATTCTCGGACGTAACCATGTTGGCAGGTCGTCATACATCATTATAACGCGTCTAAGGAAGGCTGTGGACTCTCTATCTCCGATGGATACCACCATCACATTATGATTGTCTTTAAAAATAATAGACCATAGAGAATAGGCTGCACAAATTGTAGTAATTCCAGCCTGTCTAAATTTTCTGATTATGTTAAACCTATTACCTTCTATCTCACTTAGAATTTTCTCTTGAAATTTGTATAAATCGAAGGGAATTATGCCTTTAATAGGATGCTCAATATTTATGTACTTACGAATAAAATACGTAGGGTCTTCCTCGCACTTTCTAACTTCGTCAATAATATTCTGTTTACTTACCATACCTTACTATAAATTATATACCTATGCAAAAAATCGCAGTTATCCCATCCAAAACCAAAAATATACCATCTCAACTTTCAAATTACCTTAAGGAAGCGGGTTGGACAGTAGCGGTCATGGCTGGATGTAAAAGTATTTTTGAAGCGTATACAAACGCTATTACTGAATATAACATCAAATCTGAAGATAGTGTAATTATGTGTCATGATGATATTTCAATTTTAACTAATAAAAGTACATTTAATGAAATAATTGAAGAAAATTTAAAAGAAAGGTCAGTAGGCTTTTTAGGGATAGCTGGAACTAGGATACTTAGGAATTCTTGCGTTTGGTGGGAAGGATTGGGAGACTACGCTTCAGGACACTTAGCAGGTATGGTATACCATGGTTCTACTTATAAAGATATGCAAGAGACTTATTATGGTCCTACGGGAGAAGTTGTAGCCTTGGACGGTGTATTTCTAGCATGTAAAGGCAGAACCTTATTTCAGATATCTACTAAAAAACCTTCTTACTTCTCAGGAGATTGGGATTTCTATGATATTTATTATACCCTTCAAGCGCATACTAAAGGATTACGTAATTACGCTATACCTATTCAAATTTTTCATAGGTCTAGAGGGGAAACGTCTGGTAAATCCTCTTGGCATGCAAATAGAGAAGCCCTAATAGAAAAGCTAGGGGATAAATTACCAGTATTTATTAAGTAATATTTTATAATGAAACAAGGAACAAAAGCAATTAAAAACGGTTTATCACTAGAAAATCTAGTAGAAGATTGTGTAGTCACAAATATATTTGTACCATCTGAAAGGTACAGCCAAACAGATATACGCGAAGATATACTTCTTAAAGGTGTACCTTATACAAACATTTACGGCAATAGCAGATGTAGGTCTGAGTTTGTGTTACACTTTAAAGGGAGAAAGATTCGTATAGAATGTAAGGCTCAGCACTCTAAAGGGTCTGTAGATGAAAAGTTACCGTATCTCTATATGAATTTTATTAATAATATTGAAGAAGATGAGGCTATTATTGTAATTGAAGGGAATGGGTTTAAGGAAGGAGCTAAGGAATGGTTGAGAGCAGTTTGTAAAGGGACAAAGGTGCGTGTAATGTCATTTTCAGAGTTCCGCTCCGAATGCCTGAAAGGGTTACCTAAAGCTACTAAACCCTCTTTCTTTAAAAGATTTTTTGAGTATTAATCAGAGTAAGTTATAAAGGGGTAGTAGCTCAACTGGATAGAGCATCAGCCTTCTAAGCTGACGGTTATAGGTTCAAATCCTATCTACCTCACCACTTATTGAGAGTAATTTAGAAAAATAACGTCTCCCTCAACATTATTGAGCTTTTTATTTAAATTTTTATATCTCTGAGGAAGTGTACTTCCATAAATGGACAATATAAGCTCTGCTCTCTCTACTATGAAGTTTTCGGCTTCATCTTCTATACGCTTACTGTTTTTTAAATCTAAAGTTTCATCACTTAGTATAATAATGGATTGAGAACCTTCAACAGCCTTTTCAAACTTTAAGTTATGAAACTTCCTCAAATTATCAAAATACCCTGTACATGGGATAATTAGGGAGAAGGGTATATCCAGTATCCTAAGAAGATGCGTAGCATATAAACAAGTTTTACCCCGAGGAATAATATAAACCAACCTAGGTTCAATACCTTTTAGAAGACTTATAATTTTTCTAACAGCTCTTCTCCTGTCCCCAGTAACCTCTCCTTTTGATATATTTGTAAACGATTCGGTTCCAAAAATACCCAATATAGGTTTTTCACATTCCAATCCTAGAGATTCGACATTGTACATCTTCATATTATCTACTAATTTCATAAGTTTAATTTAATTAAATAACATATATAAAATAGGAATTAACTATATGAACAACTCACACAATCTAAACACTTCAGAAGTACCTTCGACATTCGTAAACGGAATCGTTGAATCAATGTATGGAAAAGACTCCATGGGAGACATTAAAGCAGAGGAAACCCCAGACAATGATGCTACTGTAACAAAACACGCAGAATCCATGGGAGACACCTTTGGCATACCTCAAAATGTTGGTAATGCATGGAAAGCCCCAACCCAGATAAATGACCATCAAGAAGTAGATTCTGAAACAGAGTCTCTTACCGAGTCAGAATCTCCGAATATGGAATCTCGTGTAGCTGTTCTAGAAGAAAGCTTAGTTAGTTTACTAGAATCTGTAAAAACACTAGTGGGTAACATTGACGAAGCAAAAATGTATAAGGAGTCTGAAGGCAATGTCTCTATGAATCCTGGTAAAAAGTTTATTGAAAAACGTACGAAGCCGAAGACGCCGCCGAAATCAGTCAAGCTAACTCAACTTGGAGGGAAGAAGAAGAAGGTAAAGCTAGACAAATTGGTACCTTATGCTGATACAGATAAAGGGAGGGAGATGGAATCGGGAATAAACACCGTGGCTAATGCCCAAGCATTAGATAAGGAGAACCCTGTTAATACCGAGCCTATGACCGCCAAAGAGAGAGCAGCGCTTGCTCGCGCGTCTGAGGCTACGTTAGCGAAGGCTCGTCTAGCCAAGGACGATGAAGCTCCTGCTTAAACTATAAAGATTTTAAAAAGATATACAAACCCTATTAAAAAACCCCGATGATTAATTTCACCGGGGTTTTTATTTTTGTTGTTATTATTCGTCCTAGAGAAGAATTGGAACGGGAACCGCACATGCTACCAGAGCAAAGTATGCGATGGCAATTACAGCCATTCCCAAGATGATTTTTTTGATTTTCTTTTTACTCATTAATTGTTGTTACCTTTAGTTTAAAAATAAAGCTTTAGGGTTTTAAAACTTATTTGTTCTTTTCCATATAATCGAGAAGAGCAGCTTGCTGTCTTTCGTTAGCAGCAACTATGTTTTGCATTTCTCGTTCACATGTTTCTGAATTTCTCTCAGCAATATCGTACATTAGTTCTATAGGGTCTGTTGACTTCGCCTCATCAGAGGATATAGACCGGAGAATTCCTGAAATGTTAGTAACAACTAAAGTTACCAATCCAGCGATTACCGCTATACTCTCCCCTGGAAGATAAGATGATGATAGAATAAATACGAGCACCATTACCATAAGATAGAATGCGCCGAATTTCGCAAGGTGTTTTCCGGCTACTTCCTTAGAAGACTCAAGAGCTTTAATCTTCTGAACTTCTAGGCGTCCTTCCGCTACCTTTAGAGCAATAGCTTCTTTAGTATTGGAAAGTAGTTGTGCTTCTTTAGCTGCTTTATCCGAAACCGCAGCAATTCCGGCAGGTCCCGAGTCTTTAGGCTCCGAAGGAATAGTATAAGGAGGTCCGTTCTCTACAATAGCGGAAGCAATTGGAGGGTCAATCCAATCTTTCTTCTCATGTGTTTTTTTATCTTTATCTCTAGACATTTTAAAATCTCCTAGTTAGCTGTTGACGCTACCCACTTAGGTGCATTAGCTTTAGCATTAGCTTTTTGTGCCGGAGTTAAAGGGGGATTCTCAGGTGGGGGAGAAACCGTGTCCAGCTCATGTTTAGTATCAATGGAAGCATCTGCAGCCCGTACAGCTACATCTAAAGGTGTTTCAGGCTTCTTGGCAGTTGCATCTGCTCTTACAACCTGTTTCCGTTGCTTAGCGCGAAGTTTTTTCCGAGCTTCGTTCTTCTGTGCTTGAGTCGTGTTACTGCTTCCAATTATACGCTTATGTCCCGCTTTCGACCTTTCGAATAGGATTGGCTCACCTTCAGAGGCTTTCCAACTAGAATTCTGCATGTTAGTACCTGAGGTTGTCGTATTCTTAGCTGCCTTGTGTCTTCTCTTAGCTCTTGCTATTTCTGCTCTTGAAGGTTTGTAATTGTCCTCACCTTCATCCGGACCTTGCATATAGTCATCATGGATTTCCCCAACGGATTTACCTATTTCTTGAAGGATTGGTTGACCTTTAGGGGCTTTCCAACTATCACCGAACAAGTCTTTTTGAACTAGCTCTTCTTCTTTGTCATCACCCGCTTCAATCTCGTCTGCTGCTTCTTCAGCAGGAGTCTTTACCTTTACTTTTGCTTTTGCTTTTGCACCAAACATTTTAGGCTTTGACTTGGCATGAAATCTGAGATTAGGCTTATCCCATCCTGTTCCTACACCTACAGGAAGAATATCCTTCTCGTCAGCGGCTTCGTCGTCATCGGTATCTCCTGAAGGCTTATCGGTATCTCTAGGGTCATCGACTGGAGGTGTTTTTCCTCCTGGAGGTGTTTTTCCCCCTGGAGGTGTTTTTCCCTCTGGAGGTGTTTTTCCCTCTGGAGGTGTTTTTCCCTCTGGAGGTGTTTTTCCCTCTGGAGGTGTTTTTCCCTCTGGAGGTGTTTCTCTTCCTGGACCTGGGTCTCCTTTTGGTCCGGGTGTCCCTTTACCACCATCACCACCTCTACCACCATCACCACCTCTACCACCATCACCGCCTTTGCCGCCCGCTGGACCTGCTGGACCTGCTGGACCTGCTGGACCTGCTGGTCCTCCTTCTCCTGTTGTGCGCCATGGACCATCCAGTACCTTGCCAGGAGGTGTTTCTCTTTCTTTAGGTGGTTTAGGCTTTACAGGAGGTTTAGGGTCTCCGAAGGGTAGCTCACCTTGCACCAAAGGATTTACGGGAGTTTTAGGTTTCCCACCAACTGGCTGTTGTAGTTTTAGTTTTCTGGCTTCTGCTTTCGCTCTTTTCCTATCTCTAGAAGGTTTTGCCTTTGCACCTGTACTTCGCCATTTCACCTTTTTACCGCTAGTTGAGTCTGCCACGCGGGTACCTTTACCTCTACCACCAGACCTAGCCTCCTCTAAGGTTTCAGCGTCTTTGGTCTCTTTTAAATACTGGGAGAAATTCATCTGTATTATATATGCTTTCTAAATCATTAAGATACATTCTTTAGTAACAGAAATAGTAGGATAGTCTTTCACTCCGCCTAATTCCACAATCAAAACCAAGTTCTTATCCCTAGCCACAGCCTTTAAAATTTTTTTATAGTTATTAGTAGCAGTTTGCATCAACTTGTTATATCTTGCAGTACCTTGCTCTAATTTATCCTTCCGTATGAGTTTAACGGATGGTAATTCTTCGTATATCTTAGTAGACTCTATTACTCCTACTCTATCCTTGTTATCAGAGTTAAACTCAGATAATTGTCCGTGCCTTACCATATTAGGGTTAATATATGGAGCCACAAGTAAACTAGCAATTAAAATTAAATTTTTCATATCTTATTATATACTAAAAAAATAAAGAGCCCAGATAAAATCCAAGCTCTTTTTAAATTTTTATTTATCTCTAAGAGAAGTCGTGTCTTGAAACTGAATATTCAGTTGGAGTATTATCATATTTCGAAAGACTACCTTGATATTTATACAGCATATCCCCAAAGTCAGTATACCCGCCAGAAGGTACATTCGTATCTGCGTAATCGTGATTATACAAACCCCAGCCATTCCACTCGAAGAATTGCCCACATTGGTCTATAACCGTCGTCGCAAGAGTGGTTTGCTCATTTGCTACATTATATCCTCCTTGCAAAGCACCCATATTCGACATGCTGCGTGGGAATACGTATCCGTGTGCGCCACCACCTCCGGGGGTAAGTTCTGCATAAGCAAACTCTTGACCCATAAACTTAGAGAAGTCTCCCATTGCAAAATCTTGGTGAGCTACTGAAGCTTCTATACTCGAAGCACCTAACCCTGGAACTGAACTAACATGTGTAAGCCCCATATGGTACCAAGTAAACCCTGCTGCTGCTTTATCATATGTAGAATCAACTCCTTCGACCCATGGACGTCTATTATAGTATTTCTGAGTTGTTATAATATTACCAGCAGGTCCTAGTTTACCTACAGTTATATTTCCATAACTTAGTCCGTTGACATCTGTAGAGTTAGGAGCTACAGTAAATCTTTGAGGCTGATTGTATGAGGAAGTTTGATAAGTATCGTAAGATTTTACCCGCTTCACAAATGCTTCTACTCTAGCTG